GGGAAAAGCTTCGTTTTTAACGATTGCTTTATTACTGAGAAGGACTACCGTATTATTGGTAGTTCCTCTTATACCCTTACTGCTGTTTCTCCTACCTGTACAGGTCCGAACCTTTATGGGACGGATACTCAAACAGGCGCAGTATTTACGTCATACGTTTCTTGGAATAATGCACCATTTCATGGTGCAGGAATTCAAGTTGACGTTATCACGGCTGCGATCGACGAGGTGTGGACAAGTTGTCGTGCTAAGCGTGGGCAAGGTCAAGCCAATCTGCTGGAAGATTTAGCAGAAATGGAAAAGACCTTCCGCATGCTGCATAGCCCTATGGAAAACATTGTGTCTCTTGTCAAAGCGCTTAGGCGCAATGGTAAAAGACTTAAAAGTTACCAGAAGGTGAGTGCGAATAGCAAGGCTCTTATTGTCTTTAGTTCGTCGGAATGGTTGCGCTTCCGTTACGGTATAATGCCGTTAGTAAGCAGCATCCAAGCGATCAAGAAAGCCTTGGAAACCGGGTATAGTAAGAAACCTAAGATCCATACGGCTCGCGCCAATAAGGAGCTCAGGAATTATACTACCGCCACGGCCCATTACAGCGACAGTGCCATTAATTTTGACCATCTGAAGACGACAATCGCATATATGAAAGTGCGTGCATCGTATTCCGACAGTTATACTTTTGGCCCTTTAAATGACCTCGGGTTTAATTTCCGGGATCTTATTGGACTACCGTGGGAACTCCTACGGTACTCCTTTGTCGTTGATTGGTTTGTCAACATAGGTGATTTCTTCTATGCTAACATTCCAAGGCCCGGTTTCGTAGAGTTGGGAGGCGGCGTCACTACTGACTATACCTATGTAACAACATGGTCAGCTAGTAGTGGCTTAACCGCAACAACACCAACAGTACGAACCGTCTCCGGCAGCATGTCCGATATAATTTATCTTAAAGATCGGAACTACAGCCGTTTTGTTCCATCGTCTAGCGCAAGCATTGTAATCAAGCAAGATTTCAAACTTGATGAATTTGTGCGCGCGGCTGATGCAATCTCTGTAGCGATACAGTGGTTGAACAGCATAGCCTTCGACAAGCACTAAAACTTGTCGAAACTGTTGATGATGGTCTTGTTTTATTCAATCCGCATCACCATTAGGGAGTTTTCCCGATGTCTTTGACTATCAATGCTAAAAGCGTTACTGCCGATAGCTTCGCCACCAACGCAGTAGGGTATGTAGCCCCGGCGCATACGCTCAGCTGGAAAGATGATCTCCGGCTTGCTCGTACGCTTCCAAAGCCTACCTCGCTGTTTAGTGGCGTCGCTCGTGGGCAGTCGAAGTGGTCCCGTTCGTTTACCCTTACTGGAGCCGCTACTACCGTCCATGACGGTATTCTCGATCTCAGTACGAGTTTTCCGGTCGGTGCCGCATCTGCTGACATTGACAGCCTGATTAACGACTTCGCTGCGTGGATGGCACACGCCAGCTTCAAGACGTTCATCAAGAACCAAACCATTAGTTACTAATGGATAAGTTCGTTGGTGTGGGTCTTGTTCTGGCGTTGGCAATCATCGCCGTGTTAGTCGTCCCAATTGGCAGCATTTCGCTGTCAGTTAGCAAATCAGGAGGTGTTCGTGAAGAAGTCTCCAAGGCTGTCAGCACTCAGCAAGTGCAACAACCTACTCGGGAAGCAAGCGGAAACTAACTATTTCCGCTTTCTCGACACGTTGTTGGGGTCCATCGATCACCCAGTTTCTCGTGAACTTCGATCTCGATTACTCGAGAAAGACTACACGGGGCTGGTGTTGGTCGCTGATTGCATCTCGTCTACAGTGTTTCAGACGGCATCCGAGCATCGGATGTGCAATCAGTTGGCTGCAGTTATTCGGAAGTACCCTTTTCCAAAGGATCATGTTATGTTCGATCCAAGGAAGAAGGCACTCGAAACTTTCATGGCAAGTGAGCGAAAATGCAAACGAGTCAATAAAAAGTTTCGTCTCTTCAGTACTTTGAGGAGTCCGCACGAGTACGAGCTAACTTTGGCTCGATCGTGGATCCATTACGTTTTAGGTGAGCTTTCGCTTCCCGACGTTATGGAGGGCTGCAACTTTGGTCCCGGCGCATCAATCGGAATACACGGTAATGCTACCAACATGGCGCGTAAAATTCTCGCGTCTAGTTGGTCTGTGACCCCGAGCGCTTTCTACCTTGCGCAAGCTTTCCTGAAGACCGATGTACATATCCGTGAATACCTCGTAAGAGGTTCACGGGATCGGTTTTTCAGCTTCGACAATGATCTCTTTAACCAAGAGTTCGCATCGAAGGTGCGCTTCGTAGATTACAACAATATATCGTTTGTGCCCAAGACAGTGAAGACCGAAAGGACTATCGCTGTCGAGCCGTTACTAAATGGGTATATCCAGAAAGGTATTGACGTACTTATGCGGAAAAAGCTTAAGCGCGTCGGTATCGATCTGGATGATCAGAGTTTAAATCAGGGTCTTGCCATGTTTGGCAGTATCCCTGGTCTTGACGATGATCCGTATGTAACGATTGACCTTTCGAGCGCTAGTGATAGCGTTTCGATCGAGCTTTGTCGATACATGCTCCCGCCTGATTGGTTCGATTTACTTAACCAGACCAGGTCCAGTTGTTACATGATTGAGGGGACTAAATCTCCTTATGAAAAGTTTACGACAATGGGTAACGGCTTCTGTTTTCCGCTTGAGACGCTAATTTTTGCGTCGCTTTGCCACGCTGCTACAACAGTAATGTCAAAACCTTCCGATTTTTCGGTCTATGGTGATGACATAATAGTTAGGAGCAGCGTGGCAGACCGTGTTCTTGATCTGCTCAGGATATGCGGTTTTAAGGCTAATCGAGAGAAGACCTTTTTATCTGGTCCATTTCGAGAATCTTGCGGTGCGGATTGGTTTGAAGGCGTTGATGTAAGACCAGTGACACTTGATTATAGGTTCGACTCTGTCGAATCTGTTTTCAAGTTCTGTAACCTAGCTAGGAGGAAAGCAGCAATTGCTGCTATCCTCCACGAGAGTCTCGAATTTCTCGAGTCTCTCATTCCTCAATCTGTCAAGTTTACGCGACCTTACTTAGGTAACGTGGACACGGCACTTGAGGTTTCGCTGGATTCCTTCCTTTCCAGTCCATTTTCACGTTGGAATAGAAATACTCAAACGTGGTCGTGGTTGGAAATCCAGAAGGAGGCCTGGATGGATCTCTCCATCCGAAGCCGCAGGGGCTATGATCTAGCCCTCACTAGGGGTGCTCTAACAGGGAGTCAATCTAAAACCCCCTTCGCCGAGCGTCGTAAGACGCGCACAAAAGTACGCCGCATTTCTTACGCGGGCGGCTGGTCCCTTTACCTTCCGGGTAGTTTGTTTTCCCGTGGTATTGGGTGCCAGCTTCTAGTGTAAAGGCGTGCTCCGGTTCCCTGAATTTAGAACCGGCCTAGGAAGGCACTAGTCACCTTCCAGTTTCAAATGGAATCTTCG